GTGCTGACATCCGAGAGCTTGGCCGCGTAGTCCAGCGCGGTGAGCGCCTCGACCGAAACACCGGTCTTTTGCGAAAGCTTGAAGAACTCATCGCCCACGCGGGCCACCGGCATGACCAGGGCCGTGATGCCCACACCCAGTGCAGCGATGCTGGCACCGGCAATCAGGCCGGCAGGGCCGAGCTTGCCCAGCACCGATCCCAAGAGCCCCAACCTGTCCGTTGCCGCTTCCAGCTGAAATTTGGCATCGTTGGCCGCACTAGACAGCAACTTGAGGCCACCGGAGGCTGGAGTGGACGCCCCCTCGATTTTTTTGAGCGAGCGCTCCCCCTTCTCTCCGATCTCGGACAGCTCGGCCTTGACCTTGCCGCCATCGACGACAGAAAGGCGGATGGAGAGGTTGCGTTCAGCCATGGAAGGAATTCAGGCGCCAGGGTTATTCGTTTTGCTCAAAGGTGCTCATCAGGCCCGCCTCGACAGCCGGAAACAGATCAATCGCCATTGACTTGTCCAACCCCGTGCTTTCACAGGCCAACATCCACGCGTTCAGATCCAGCCCGACCACACGACCCTGCGCCATGCGCAATTGGCTGGCGCAAATTTCAATGGCGCTGGCGGCTTGCCAGCCGTCCAGGCTGTGGGGGGCGTTCAGGGTGTATGGGCACTCGGGGCATAGCTCGGGGCAGACGCTGCAGTAGCTCGGCCCGCCCCCGAAGTGCCAGGCGGTGCGGGCCTTCAGGCGTTTTTTTCGGAATCCAATGCGTAGAGGCCTGCGAGGTATTCACGCTCGAAGGCGTCCGCCAGGAGCCAATGCTCCATCAGGGCGGCCACACCCGCTGGCGAGACAGTAGCCGGCTTGCCCTTGTCGTCGGCCACGCCTTCCCAGGCAAGTACGGCCAGCTTAGCGAGTTCAGTGATGAGGGTGGCGGTGCGTTCCCCAGCAGCGGCGGTATCGGTACCCGCCACTTTGGACGCAGCATGGCGCGCGGCCATCACCAACGCGGTGTTAGCGGGTCGGACCTGCAGACGCACGCCGGCAGCCAGCGTGATCCAGTACGGTTCACGCGGAAGGTTCAGTTTGAGCATGAGAGACCTCAGGGGGTCAGTAGGAAATAACGTCGTTCACCAGTTCGACGGTGAACATGCGGGCGACTCCAGCAGCTTTGGCGGCTTGCCACTCGAAGGTGGCTTGAATACCGCCAGGGCCGGAGATGGAGAGCTTGGGCTTGGGCAGATAGACCTCATGCGCAATGAAAGTCAGTCGCCGATCGGCATCAATCGCATAGCCGAAGGTCAGCTCCAGCGGGGTGTTGTTGGTGGCGGCATCGATCAGCGTGGTGTCGGCAAAGCGCACCTCAAGGTTGCCGGTGAGGCTGGCCACCGTCGGATCAGCGCCGTCGATCTTGCCGTCAGAGCGGATGGTCTCGATGCGCTCCAGGTTGTTGGAATAGGTCAGCTGCGCCGAGACCACGTTGCCCAGCGCCGCACCGCCTTGCTTGATGGAGCCCTGGAACTGGTTGAAACGGATCAAATCGCGGCTGGCCGGGGTGGCATCCAGCGTTGCCGCCCGCTTGGCCTCGCCCTGGGCAATCAATCCAACCGTGGCGTTGGCCGCGCCGGAGCGCGCAAAGCCCACCTGCAGGCTGTTGACCATGACACCGGAAGCCACAAACCAGGCCGGAATGTCTGGCAGCCCCGTCTCCAACGTCAGGCTGGGCAGGCTCGGCTTGCCAGAGGTGAAGGTGTGCGTGACCACACCCGAGCCACTGGCAGTCGCATTGCCCAACAGGGCCTTGAGCCAGATACCGATGTTGCGCACATCAATAGGCACGACGATGTCACCCTCGACCTTGATCACGTCGCGGATCGGCGCACTCGGATCACGCCCCAGACCAATCAGGTCGTTGGCAATCAGCCCCTGCTCGGAGCCGAGGGTGGTGGAGACAAAGGGCAGCTTCCAATAGTCGCCCACTGGGTTGCTACCATAGGTAGTTTCGAACGCGGCCAATAGGCTGGCGTTCGCGCCATAGGCACGGGCCATCAAATTTCTCCTTGGAGGATAAGGATGAGAGACGTCGACATGGATGTCGACGTGGTCAGTTCAGAGGGCCGTTGCTGCTGTAGTGAAGAACCACGGGCAGCAGGCAGACTTTGATGCCGCTGCTGCCGTGGGGAGCCAGTTCGTCAAACTTGGGCGGGCCGATCTCGGCGTACTCGGTGACGCCACCCAGGGTGCGATCGGCCTCGACAAGGCCAGCCAGTTCTGTGAGCAGGCCATCCATGCGGACGTCGCGCACAACAACATCTGGGTCAGCCACGAACAGCTCGATCGCCACCTGGTGCTGCCAGTGATAGGTCAGCGGTGAAAGCGACACCTCGGGCTCGCCCATTTCGCCGTCACGCAAAATGGCCATGGCATGGTCTGCCACGCGCTCGGGCAAGGCGGCATTGCGTTTGACTGCAGCTCCGGTGCCCAACGACAACTGGCCGAGCACGGCGAACAGAGCGCCGATAGCGCTTTCACGTTGGCTCATGAGGACACTCCTCGTCGATCGGCTTCATCGAATCGGTTGGCGATCCGGTTGGCCAGCGCGCTGACCCAGCGGCGCGAAGCACTGTCGATGTCGAATTTCTTCTTGAGAGTCACCTGAGGCACCAGCAGGAAGATCGGCACCGTGACCAGGCCCCGCCCGGTGGCTTGGGCCTTTTGCGAGGCTGCGGAGAAACCACCGCGCTGGCCCTGACGGGCACGCTGGTTTTCGGCCACCAAGAGCGATGGCTTGCCCCGGCGGTAGACGAAGCGCAGGCGTTGGCCGCGCAGCTTTTCCCACATGCCCGGGGTCATGCGTTTGCCGCGCGGCCCTTTGCCGGCTGATGGCAAGGGAATCGCCAGCCAAAAGCCATCCTTGGAGCGGATGGTCGCGCCCTGGTCGTGCGCGCCAACCACTTCGGGCGCTCGGGTGTAGACCAGGCCCGCCGCCTTGATGCTCATCTGGCCTTTCGGGTAGACCTCGCCGCGCCAGGTGTTGGCCAGGCGCTGACCTAAACCCGCACCCGTGATCTGGCTGCGCAGCTCGGTCTTCAGGCCATCGGTCGCTTCACGAATCGACTGAGTCACGGCCTGCTCGGCAATGCGCACCTCATCAGCAAGCATCCGATCAAGCTCGCCGGACAAGGCTGCCATCAGTCTCATACCGGCGCTCCGGTCAAAGTCCAGATCAGCCGATCGCGATCGGCCAGCGGCTCCCCCACCACCTGATAGGTTCGGCCAGCGAGGGTGAAACGCTCCCCCTCGCGGGGAGATGAAACCTCGCGCACCATCACATCAAAGCGGTGGGTGGCCAACGCCAGCCGGGTGTCGCCGAAGGACTCGACGACATCGGCCTGCTTGGCGATGAACCAGGTTGCGATTTCTCGGCCATCGGCCAGTCGGTAGGTGCCAGGCACCGCCAGCCGTACGAACAGGCGCGAGACCGCGCGCTCAAAGGCAGCTTGCATGTAGTCTGATGACCTGCTGTTAGGCAGTCAGCTTGATCAAGACACCTGGGCGGTGGCACATGGGCAGCGGGTTGCTCTGCGTGTGCAGGTCGGTGCCTCTGTCGAACTGCCGGGTTTAGCGTACACCGGCTGACCGAGGGTGTTGACCGTTTCGTTGAAGTCTGCAGGTGCGAAGTAGGTGCCGAAGGTATCGACCGTGCCCACCGGGAAGCAATGCGCTTGCCCATCGGCGATGAACTTGCGCACCGTGCCATCGGCCGAGCTGGCTTGGCCCCGATACTCCTCAAACGTGATGCCGCCGTAAGTGAAGCCCGTGCGCACATCTTCGCGCAGCCAAGCACCTTCCTGGAATCGGGAATATGACTCAACCACATTGGCGTGGCTGGTCAGGGCTTCGAAGAACGTGGGCGAGCACAGGCAACGAACACCGGTCATGAATTCGCCCTGCAAGGCTTTTTCCATTTCACCCAGCACCTTGACGCACTTGCCGCGGATATTGGTTTTCGGATCTGTCAGCCCCAACGACAAGGTTGTGGGCTGGATGTCGAATTCGTCATAAAGGTTGTAAATGCTCGAGCCATCGGCATCCAGGATCTCGCCCTTCAATGCACCCATGCGCAGGTGCTCCAGGGTGATCGCATGCTTGTTGCGCATGGTTTCCAGATGGCGTGCCAGGACACCGGCCAAGGTTTCAAGTTCGGTTTCCGAACCAAAGGCTCGAATACCCTGGACTTCCTCGGGCAAGACGACGTCATCGTGCGGGATGTGAGGAATGACAAAGGAGCGGACCTTGCGCTTGCCGCGAGTACCGACTGTTCCGGGGGAGCCGGGCGGCATGGTGGGCAAGAGGTTCAAGATGCCGTTGCGCTCTTCGATGATGATTTGGCGAAAGCGCGTGGGTTTGACCGGGAACAGGTTCAGGTCCTCCAGCCGGCCGTAGCGGTTGGGCACCAAAT